CATGGCAAACCCATGTTAGTATCAGGCTTAGCATACCACCTAGACATATGCACACAGACACTATTTAGTTACGAAGCAAAGAGTGAATTTTTAGCACCGATAAAAAAAGCCAAGCAACGTGTTGAAATGCAATACGAAACTGGGCTGCATGAATCAGCGCCAACAGGATCAATCTTTGCATTAAAGAACTTCAAGTGGAAAGACAAGACCGAGCAAGAGCAATACGGCAAAGACGGTGGTGCTATAGAGACTAGCCTGGTTGTTGAGTATATTGATAGCGACTCTAAGGAGTAGTCTTGAAGAAAATAACCATACCATCAACATTCAAATTCCTACGAGAGCCTAAACGCTTCAAGGTGTTGTATGGTGGTCGTGGCGGCGCTAAGTCACATAACATTGCTAGAACATTACTCATACTTGGTATGGAAAAGCCATTGCGTATAGTCTGCGCTCGTGAGATCCAGAAGAACATTAAGGGATCGGTACACACGTTATTAGCTGATATCATCAGAAGTCACGAGTTAACAGGCTTCTACACAATCCAAGAGAACGTCATAAAAGGTATTAACGGCACAGAGATACTTTTTAGCGGTCTTAAGCACAATGCCACAGGTATCAAGTCCCTAGAGGGGTCGAATATATGGTGGGTTGAGGAGGCTGAGAACGTTAGCGCTTATAGTTGGGAGGTGTTGATACCAACGGTAAGAAACGACGGCTCAGAGATATGGGTAAGCTTCAACACTAAGAACGTAGGTGATCCCACATATCAAACGTTTGTTGCCAATGCAGATGAAGACACGATCGTGAAAAAGGTTTCATGGCGCGATAATCCATTCTTTCCAGAAGTATTGAACAAAGCCAGACTAAAACTACAGAGGGATGACCCAGAAGCATACGAGCATGTATGGGAAGGAGAGCCAGATACTAGACGTAGTGGTGTGGTATATGCCAAAGAAATGGCAAAGGCTCGTGAAGAGGGCAGGATATGCCGCGTCCCGTATGATCCTGCACACGAAGTATTTACCGCATGGGACTTAGGATGGGGGGATGCCACATCCATTTGGTGGTTGCAGTTTGTTGGTCGTGAGCTTAGGTGGTTGGAATACTATGAGAACTCAGGCGAGTTGTTACCCCATTATGCCAAGATAGTTAAAGAGAAGTCGTATAATTATATGAAAGATGGCCACTTCTTACCCCATGACGCTAATGACGGTAATATTCGCGGTGGAACGGTGGCAACGCAACTAAGGGCTCTTGGCATAGCTAATAAGGTACTGGATAGAGATGTTGACCTACGTGCAGCAAGGGAATTGTTAAGTAGCACTATAGCCTTCTCTGTGTTTGATGTTGAGGGTGCAAAGGATGGCATCTGGGCGCTAGAGCAATACCATTTTCAATGGGATGAAGACAAGGCCATATTCAAGAAAGAGCCATTACACGACTGGTCATCACATCCAGCAGACGCAGCAAGATATGCAGCAAGAGCAGCCAAGATGATTAAAGGCGGCCTTACTAAAGTTAAACCTCCGTCGTTTAATAATCAAGTCCGTGGCGGCGGCTGGATGGGGCAATAATATGGAGAATATATGGATTTAAACCCAAACAAATACAACCAAAGACCCCCAGAGGAATATAAACCAATCTTCAATCAAGCTGCGCGAGTGACGGCTTTCCCTGATATAGAGAGGGTGATAAAATGGACCGTGGTTTTTATAGGTTATAGGGCTGATTATATTAAGGTCATCCTTAAAAGACCCAAAGGAGATAAGGTAGTACGCAATGTTTTTAAGATGAGCAGGGAGGTTATGCTTGAAAATATAGACGAGTTGGGTTTGGAAAGGGCTGTGTGCTTGAGTATACAAGTGCAGCTATACACACAAAAATCAAGGTATTGGCATTTGTTGGAAATGGAGAGTTCTGAGGTGGGTGAGTAATAGTCCCTCTAATACAAACGGTTGACACTAAGAGGGTAAAGTTTTATAATTATTGCAGCATAGGTTCGCCATGTCCCATTAAGCGTCTTAACGGACAGCTATTATTCTAAGACTAGAGGTGATAGTGTCTGATACTGAGAAGAACGCCAAAATCATAGAAAGAGCAGAGTCAAACTACAGGACAGACAAGCAGTTCTGGTCTGAGATCTATGAGAAAGCCCGCGAAGACATGTTCTTCCTCTCGGACGATAAGAACGCACAATGGGAAAGCACAGCATTAACTAACCGCACAAACGAAGGTAGGCCCGCACTAACAATTGATCAGTTAGGCCAGTTCGTCCATCAGGTGTCAAACGACATCCGCATGAACACCCCAACAATCACAATCATTCCGAACGGCTCAGAAGCTAGCATTGAAACTGCTGAGGTGATGAAGGGTCTTATTAAGAATATCGAATATGTGTCAAACGCTGATGAAGCTTATGATACAGCATCTGGTAACTCTGTTAAATGCTCAATAGGCTTCATACGGGTTGAGAATGATTACGTTGACGATAGTAGCTTTGATCAAGAGTTAAAGATCCGTCGCGTGGTTAACCCATTGCAATGCTGGATTGATGCCGCCTCTATCGAAGTGGATGGAAGTGATGCAACCCGTGGCATTGAAATTGAGTCCATGGCTGTATCTGAGTTCAAGAAGGCTTACCCGAAAGCTGAGCCAACTAGCTTTGCTAACGAAGAAGAAAACAAAGACAAAGACCTTAAAGATGAAGACTTCGTAAATATAGCCACATATTACGAGATAGTGGAAGAGTCTAAAGATATCGGCCAACCAGAAGATGGTGAGATGGAAGAGTATCAAGAGGGCAAAGAGTACAAAGCCCGTCGGACTATGAAGAAAAAGAAGGTGATGAAATACGTTCTATCAGGGGCTGAAGTTCTTGAAGAGGCTAGAGTGCCTGGAAAGTACATACCTTTAGTTCCTGTATATGGCGAGGAAGCTTGGGTCGATGGTAAACGTGAGATCTACAGCCTTATCCGCAAGTCCAAAGATGCACAGAGAATGTTTAACTATTGGAAGTCACTGGAAACAGAGCTTCTAATGAAGCAGCCTAATGCTCCTATTATGGCAGTTGGCGGGCAAATCGAGAACTACGCAGATGACTGGAAGAACCCAAGTAAGGCTATGGTGCTGCGTTACGATGCAACTGACGCTGATGGTAATCCTGCGCCTGCGCCACAAAGACTAGCGCCGCCAACTATCCCCACTGGGATTGTAAACGCAGCCAGAGCAACGGTGGATGACATTAAAGCCACTATGGGTCTATATGGGGCATCTATTGGCTCAAGATCTAACGAAACGTCTGGTGTGGCTATTGAGCGCCGAAATCAGGAAGGTGAAGTCGCGACCTTCCATTTCGGTGACAACCTTAACAAATCCATTACTCATGTTGGTAAGATTCTTGTTTGCGCTATCCCTGAAGTATACGACACAGCTAGAATACTCCGCATCATTGGCGAAGAAGACGAGCCTAAAGAGGTTGGTATCAACGGTAAGATGGCTAAAGATCAAAAGGAGTCGTTCGACTTACGCAAAGGCCAGTATGATACCAAGGTAGTAACGGGAGCATCATTTACCACGAAACGTCAAGAGGCTGCAGCGTTCTTCACTAGTATCGTTGAGAAGCAACCGCAACTTATGGAAATCATGGGTGATCTATTGTTTAAGAATATGGATTTTGCAGGCGCTCAAGGCATGGCTGCTCGTATGGAGAAGGTTATTGACCCTAAGTTCCTAAAGGAAGAGGAAGAAGATCAGGTTGATCAAGAGAAAGAGCAAATGGCTATGGTTATCCAAGAGGGTGCGCGGCAAATGGAGCAGATGCAAGCTCAGATGCAAGAAATGCAAGAGCAGTTGGATAACAAAGAAGCGGAGTTGTTGCTAAAGGCTGAGGCTGAAGAGAACAAAGCGGGCGACAATACCAGACAAAGTGAGATCGACTATATGAACGCCCAGACTAACCGCCAGAAAGCGGCTGATGATCGTGAGTATAAAATGGGCGCACTAGCTATAAAGAACAGAGAATTAACGCAGAAAGAAATAGAGCGTCAAGAGAACATGCGGTTGAAAGATACGCAAGATGAATTGGAGATCCCCTCCGATAGTTAGGCATTTGCCAACATAATTAAGATAGGGTTACTATAATGACAGATGATATCATAGATCAGGTAATGGGCGAGGCAGAAACAATTGCCATCGAAACACCGATTGAGGGTAATGAAGATACAACTGAGGCGGTTGCCGAGGAAGTAACAGAAGAAGCCACTGAAGAGACGGCTGAAGCTACTGACGTAGTGGAAGATACACCGTTTCCTAAGAAGGCAGTTAATGCGTTGGCTAGACGCGATAATAAAATTAGAAAACTGCAAGCCGAGTATGCTGCAGCAACAAGCGAGCTTCAAACGTTCCGTCAGCAAGCTGAGAAAGCCGAGAAAGAAGATGTTCCTAGTGAGGATTCATATGACAACTACGGTGATTATCTCAAAGCTGTTGCCCGTCACGAAATGAAGCAAGAAGTATCAGAAGAGAACCAGAGGCAACAAGAGGCGCAGTTTGCAGAGAAAGAGCAAGCTTATGTCGTTGAAAGGGAAACTTACGCTATAGATAAGGCGAAAGCTGCTATAGAGCAAATTCCTGAGTATCAACAGTTGGTTACGGAACACGCTGATGTACTTCAAAGCTTACCCCAACACCTTGAACGAGCTTTCCTTGAGGCTGATGAGCCAGCTTATGCCTTCTTAGCATTGGCAAAAGAGGGAGCTTTGGAAGGTCTATCCAGTATGTCACCAGCGAGAGCTGCAATGGAGATTGGAAAGGCTGAAGTTAGGGGTGCTGCAATGGCGCAGAAAAAAGAAATAACTAAAGCACCTGCTCCGATATCGAAAGTTAGAGGAACAGGAAAGGTAAACAAGTCAATTAATGACAACCCATCGTCTAACGATGTCATGAAGTGGCTTAATTCTTAACAATAATGGAGACTATTTAAAATGGCTAATACTTTTAACCAAATGAAGGACGCACCAGGGGTCATAGCAAAAGCTGCGGCGCGTATTCTTTCTGATGAACTACAATTTTGCAGAACGATCGATAAAGTTCCTGCAGCGGAATATAAAGGCAAGAATGGTTACTCTGCTGGTGATACGATCCAAATCAGCAAGCCTGCTCGCTTTATTCCACAAACAGCTTTTGATATCACTTCTAGTAAGCAAAACATTACTGAAGAGAAAGTATCGCTAGCACTAGATACCATTTCTACTGTTGGTGTTGAGATCGATTCTTTGGAGTTTGCAACTGAAGTCCAAGTTAAAGAGATCATTAAGCGCGTTATCAAGCCTGCTGTACAAGCAATTGCACAGAACGTTGAAAGCCGCTTCTTAACTCTAGCATCTGACGCCACTTACAACTCAGTTGGTGTTGCTGGATCTAACGTATTTGATACTGACACCATCTTAGCTGCTAAAGAGAAGATGAATAAATATCTATGCCCTAAAGACGACAACAGATATTTCTTAAGTGATTCAACTGCTAGCCGTAAAGCTGTTAACGCTCGCAAAGGACTGTTTCAGTCTTCTGATGAGATTAGCAAGCAATACAAGAAAGGCTTTATCGGAATTGCTGATGGGTTCAACTGGATGGAGAACGAGCTTCTAAACACTCATACTAATGGTAATGATGTGATCTTCGAAGTGCGTACAACTTCCACAGTAGAAGGCGCTACGACTTTGGTTGTTGAAGGCCTAACCACTACCACTGGCACAGTTAAGAAAGGTACAACTTTCACTATCGGCGCTGTGAATGCGGTTAACCCAATCACTAAAACTGCTTATCCTCTACTACAACAATTCACAGTAACCGCTGATGCGACTGCTGATGGATCTGGATATGCAACACTTTCAATTAGCCCAGCATTGTACACTTCTGCATCTGCAGGACTACAAAACATTGACGCTTTCCCAGTTGACGGTGCAGCTTGTACCCCAGTGGGCGCGGCTTCAACTGCTTACACGCAGAACATGGCTTACCATAAAGAAGCATTCCGCATGGTATCTGTTCCATTGATCATGCCAACCAAGGCAGAGTTCGCAGCACAAGACAGCTACGAAGGGATCAACGTTGCAATTGTCCGTGACTTTGACGTGAACAAACGTTCAATGGTGACTCGTTTAGACTTCCTTGGTGGTCTAGTAGCGGTTCGTCCAGAATGGGCATGTAAAGTTACATCATAATTAATTGGGGTGGGTTTAGGCTCACCCCTACTTACAGGAGAACGAACATGTCAACTGGCATTACTCAAGGAAACACAATCGGTTTATATACGGTTGTTGTTGATATTACCCCCGCTGAGGTTGCAACTATTGTAACTGTAGAGCAAACTTTCACGGTAACTGGTGTGAAGGTTGGTGACGCTGTGACGGTATCGCCACCAGGCTTAACTGCAGGCGCTGCCATTTGTTCGGCGCGTGTTTCTGCGGCTGATACTGTAGCTATCACCTTCACGAACCCAACGGTTGCTGGTGTTACGCCATTAACTGGGAATCATATATTCACTGTATATCGCCCAGAAGGTGGTGTTGGTGCTTCAATCGTTTCTGACTAGGAGGAGCTATGACTTTAGTAAAAGACGGCTCTGTTAAAAAGCTAACAAATGAAGGCTTAATTGAGAGACTTCTGGCTGATGGTTGGAAAGAGCTTAAAGAAGTTAAGACGACTAAAAAATCTAAAATTGAAGCTTAGGCTTCGAGGAAGAGTACATGGCAACAGCTTTAACTATAATTAAAAAAGCTATGCAGAAAGCGGGGGTCTTGACGAAAGCCGAGACTCCTGCATCTGACGAAGCATCAGACGCATTAGATACATTGAATGACATGCTTGCATCTTGGTCGAACGACTCATTGACAATATACGCTAGGGTAACAGAATCCTTCCCGTTATCGTCAGGTGATGCAACGTACACAATTGGAAGTGGTGGCGACTTCGATACTGTCCGCCCTATTAAGATTATCGAGGCCCATACACGCCTAGGAACGACTGACTACCCTATGACGTTAGTATCCGATACGATCTTCCAAGGAATTACATATAAAAACACAGGCTCAACGCCAACGTATTTGAATTACACGAATGCCTACCCATTGGCGACGTTGAACTTTTACCCCATTCCACCTGGTGGATATACGCTATTCTTAACATCAGAGAAGGAGTTAGCGGAGTTTACACTGAATCAGACGATTTCACTTCCACCAGGCTGGAGACGAGCATTAATCCACAACTTGGCCGTAGAGCTGCAGATGGAGTACGGTCAACAGCCTAATCCATTATTACTTAAGATAGCAGGTGAGTCTAAGGGTGAGATATCTAAGCCTATCATGAGAGCTAGGACGATGGATGCACAGCCGTATGGTGCTTTGGGTATATTTAATATTTACAGGGGTTATCAATAGTATGCGCATAGGATTAGTTGGCCCGACAGCACAAGCATGGAGTTTGCCGTTTAACGCAGAGCGTACTGTTAACCTATTCCCCGTATTAGATAAACGCGGTAAAGAAGTTGCTGCATTATATGGCACGCCTGGCCTCGAGCTAGTATCGGTTGCGGGAGTTGGGGCACATAGGGCTTCATTTGCTGCACAGAACGGCAGGGCTTTCGTTGTGTCGGGTTCTACATTGTACGAGATTGACAGTGTAGGGGCTTCCACAGTTAGA